AACTATCGATTCAAAGTATTCACTCCTACTTAAATGAAAATCATAAAAGGTATGAACAAATTGATAGTTATTAAAGTTATCACAATGATTTGATGGATTATAACTTGTACAGTTATGAAAATACCAAGGAAAATCTACACCATCAGAAGTATCACTTTCATGATATTCTCCCATTTCAGAATTTTTTAAAAATAATCTTTTTAATTTATTAAAATCATAATCATCTAAAAAGTTATCAATAACTTCAATATTCATTATACGCTAATAATCAAATTCATCCAATACATCTAATGCGTTATTAAGGGCTCTTTGGGCTGCCCATCTTTCCTTGCTATCCCATTCAGGATACCAACTCTTATTATCAATTCCTTTCTTTATATGGAGTAGTCTGGATTCCATATCAGTTTTTTTAAGTCTTCCGTTCATATACTCTCTATACCTCGAATCGGGCCAAGGGCAACTTGCATAGCGTCGTGGAAATATCATAACATTATTTAGATGATAATGGAAAATATCTAGTAGTTCCCTTTAGATATGTGTTAAATGCCAAACTTATTCGTTCATCATCAACACTATTTGGTGGTACTCCATGCATCTGATTACTACTAAAAATTACACCCATACCTTCTCTTACTGGATGAGAATACATACTTCTTGTAACTGAAGTAGCATCTCCAGATAAAGGTGCTTCAGGAACTATGGAAAAATTATACTTGTTAAAAGAAGACTTAAACATAATAGGAGGGGAATCTTTAGTTGTTCTGATATAAAAAGTTCCACTCAAAAAACTATTGGTATGATGATGTTCTGGATTCTCATTTCCTTGAAATTGATGATTAGTCCAAGAACTAGTTATTTCTACATCATGATCTGATAATAAAATCTCACGATTATATCTTCTCAGAGATTCTAAAAGAAATTCATTTAAATCATGTAACTCTGGTTCTTTTAAAACATTAACACTATCAGACATGAAATGCCTTCTTCCAGTATCAACTATTTTAAGATGAGTACAATATTCTTTAAATGAAGTTATGTCACCAGGATACTCAACCTCCATTAAAGGTGGTTCAGTAAACATATATGTAAACTTCATTACTCTTCTACTTTCTTTTTCTTACTACCTATATTATATTTCGTTTCTAATATCCAGTCACCTTTATCTCTATATGCTAATACTTTGATTTGATTTAAAGGTGCAATATCTTGTATCTTAGTGGCATCTACAATACCAACTAACCCCCAATCAGCAAGTAACTGAGCAATACGATTTCTACGTTGAACATCATTACCAGTAAGGTTAGCATGTTTTCCATCAAGGGCAAACAGTTCCTTAAAATGAACAAGGAAATACCTTCCTTGCTTATGGAGTATATGACATGATTGATATATCTTCTTTTCTTTTCTTGATGCTACACCAATTCTTGTTAAAGTCTCACGGACTTTTAAGAAATCATCTGGTTCGTTTAGTGTCACCTCTACCATCTGTTCGGGTGCCCACTTTACCTCAGGTTCTTGAACCACGCTCATTGTCTTCCTCCAGTTTCAAATTTAGATTTTATAAAATTAAGTTGTTCTTTTGTTAGGATTCGCAGAGCTTGTTTCGCTTTTTCGTTACTATAACCATAATAACGTTTTACCAAGTCAAGATCTTTAATCTCATCTTTACGCAACCAAGGAGAGAATCTCTTCTTGGATCTCAATGTATTTAGATAAAAATCATATTGCATTTTCTTTGGTAAGAAATGATACATATTCATCTCATTAGAAAACAGGATTGCGTCAAGATGTCCAGAGAAAATACGATTAATAATGTATGGAGAATACTCTTTCTCCAATGAAGGATCTTCATCAATCAAATTCTTCTTTGTTTGATTGATAGAATTTAACCAGTCTTTTAATTCCATAATCAAAAATAAGTTGCAACTAATACCACTCTTGGTTTTTCTAGAGGTAGATAATAATAATGTTTAAATCCACCAAATTCTATTATATCATCTTCCTGAGGATTATGTTCATCATTTCCACACACAGTCTTTCCACCTGCATCTGTCAAATATATTAAAATATTTTTATGAGGAAATTTATGATCGGTATGAATGGGAGATGCCTGAATACCAGATTGTGGATAAACTAAATTAGCATTTATTCTGAATATACAATTTACATTAATATTATTATAATCCCAAATCTCATCTAACATATCCACTATACTATCTGAATGTTCAAAATAAGATACTGGATATTTAAGTCCATTTGTACCAGGTCTTGCTAAAATAACATTTGAG